TGCGTCACCGACGATCCAACAGACCTAGATCCTATCATAAAAATAATTCCATTACCAGAAGATGTAGAGGGGCATTGGATTAAAATCTGGATGTATACTCTAGAAGGTTTAGGCGATACTTTATACTTGGATCTTGATGTTAGGATACAAAAAAATATTGATCATCTCTGGAATTCCATTGACATTGTTCCCACAATAGCGTATACTTACTGGAAGAATAAAGAATGGCCTGAGTATGATTATGGTACCCGTGGTATGCGATACTTGAGTAATTATAACTCGAGTGTTGTAATGTGGAAAGAAGGAACTGTTCAACATATTTGGGAACACTTCGAGCGCAACTCTGATTACTTCATGGTTAAATATTTTGGTGATGATAGATTTTTGTGGCATGAAGATTTTCGATTTAATCGTTTCGCAAGAGGCGAGTTATACTCATTTGTTTATGGTGCAGATTATTATGGCGTAGATGATGACAACGAATCCTTTGTGTATCGCCCCAAGTATACAATAGCATTACTAAATGGATTAGACCAGTTTCCTGGAGCAGATAAGAAATATGATGAACTTCGTATGCATTAAGTGGGGCAACAAGTATCCCGCCAAATATGTTAATAATCTTCACAACATGGTAAAACGAAACTACGCAAACGAGTTTACATTTACCTGCTATACTGATGACGCAGAAGGGATTGAGTGTGACACTGCACCGATCCCCGACGATGGAGTTTTACATCCCAAATATTGGTTCGGCAAAGAAACCTTCTGTTTTGATCGAGCAAAGTTCTCCGTATTTAATTCACATAACTGGTTAGGATATGAGGGCAACTGGTGTTATTTTGATCTTGACGTTGTAATCCAGGAAGATATAACTGATGTTCTGGAACTTGCGCAGAAACCTCGAATCATTCAATGTCGCTGGCAACCCGAATCTCAGAAACACAATAGATTGTTTATTGACATTCGAGGAACTTTCTACAACTCCAGTATGATGCTTTGGTCAGGAAAATCTTGCGAGCACATTTACGAAGATGCAATCGAGAATTCGGAATCGATATTTAAAACTTTCTTCAAGGGAAGTGATAACTATCATTACTGGAGGCAGAGAGACTTCTGGAAAGATATTCCAGGTGGATGGATATATTCTTGGAATCGCGGAAAACATCACCCAGATGATATAGAGCGATTTAAATTTAGACAAGACGCCAAGATCTGTCTGTTTAATACTGACAACATTCCACATCCGTCAGCAAAAGAACAGATAGAATTGTCTGACTGTAAAGATGAAAACATTATTAGGTTGTGGCAATGAGAGTTAATTACGTCTGCTCTAAATGGGGAACAAAATACTCTGCTGAGTTTGTCAATCGACTTTATCGAATGACGAAGAAAAATACTCCAGAAGAATTTGAGTTTCACTTCTATTGCTACACGGATGACAGCGAGGGATTCGATGAAGAAATTAAAGTCATCGACTTCCCAGACATTCCCGACATCCACCCAAAATATTGGTTCGGATCTGAGGATTTCAAATACGGCATGGCACGGTGTTGGGACAGACCTAAGACGTTCATCTTCAATACCCACAACTTCGCGGACGATAAACCTACTGGAAGGTTTGTCTTTTTCGACCTTGATGTCATCATTCAAAACGATCTATCGCCAATCATCACCTATGATCTAGAGAATCCTACCAAGTTACGCTCTTGGTGGCAGGATCCTAGACCCATGAAGTCTCGTAACTTTAAGTTGGCACATGGTGCATATACCAATGGTAGTTGCATGGTGTGGTCAGATGATCAGACAGAATGTATCTGGCAGGATGTTTTAGAACACCAAGAACGTATTTGGTTTACATTTACGGACGGAACAGATAACTATCACAGTTGGCGCTGGGGTGACTTTAGTAATACTCCACTGTGGAAACATTTTCCCAATACCTTTGCTTACTCATATAATCGTGGGCGTGATTGGGATTCGGATGATCTAGAAGTCGGAATATATAGAAAGGACTGTATCCTGTGCGTGTTTAATGTGGACTTGCTTCCGTTCCAAGATAATCGCAGAGGCAAAGTGAAGCAAGAGTCGCTCGTCGATTCTAATCTTTTAGAGCATTGGAAAGTTTGATGATTAATATCTACACAGTTAAATGGGGATACAAATATGATTCAGAACATGTCAATCGTGTTCTTGAACAATGCAGAGAGCACATAACAACTGATTTTAATTTTTACTGTTTGACGGAACACCCGCTTGGATTACATAAAGACGTCATTGTAATTCCATTTCCTGAAGACAATTACTATGAGAAGTGGTGGAACAAACTATACTTGTTTGATCGACGAGTCGTAAACCATTATGGGCAAAAACTTTTTCTCGATCTGGATATTGGTATTCAAAATAATATCGATTGTATCGTAGACCACGATCCAGGAGAGGGGTTATCGTTTGTTCGCACTCATTGGCATAACATGGAAAGAATGAAACGAGATACGAACATCATTCCTCGAGCATATACGGATCTAAATTCTAGTGTGTTAAGATGGAATGATAGATTAGATATTGATAAGATTACTAAGTTTGTGACAGATTATCCTGATCAAATGTTTTTTCATTATCGCGGTCTTGATAATCTATTCGGTCACAAAAGAGAACAACTACTGAAAATTAATTTTTTCCCAGATGGTTGGGTATACAGTTACAACTACGGGTACATGTGGCCGATTGATGTGAGGGAACGAGTACACCGAGAAGAACCACTTATTTGCTTATACGATTCAATGGAAAGACCACAAGATGTTAAACTATAATTACTTGAATAATTACCGTAACTGGGGTGATGGGTTAGATAAGATCGCCCACGAAATGCCTCATAAACACGAGGACTTCCGTAAGTCCATGAATCCAAATACAATGGATGCTGCTATATGGATGGTAGAAGAACTAAAGAAATGCATTGATTCGTCTGAGAAGTTGAATATAACTATTCTAAATTCTTGGTTGGGTTTCCCCCTTGTTCCGCTTCTTTGTGAGAATCTATCTGTCAAGAAAATAAATCTGATTGATGTTGATAACGATGCACTAGAACTATCAAAGGTTTTTAATAGACACTATAATAATGACAGAGGTATCGAACTTAATCACATTAATTGGGATGTTCCATTTGCATACCATGACATAAATGCATTGGAAACTGATATAGTAATTTCTATCGGTTGTGAAACCATGTATCCCCTAAAGAAAATGACGACCGCAAATCACAATTGTATTTTTGCTTGTCAGTCATCAAATGTTTTCAAAGAAATGTATGGTATTAATTGTGTTCCAACAATTGAAGATCATATCGAGAATGTTGGAGTAACTGATGTTTCTTATAGTGGATCTATTAAACAGTCTTACTGGTCATGGGATGGTAAGACAGAATTCGATCGCTTCATGGTAATAGGAACAAAGTAACATGGCAAGAGCAAGAGTCGTCGCACCACCACCAAAAGATTATATTCCAGAACCATTAGTAGCAACTCCACCTCCATCCGAAATTGTTGAAGAACAAGAGTGGATAGAAGGGAATATGGAGGAAGAAATTATTGAAGTGGAATTAAATGAACCCTCTCAAGAAGAACTTGATAGAGAAAAAATCGCACAAGAAAAACATGAAGAATTGCAGCGGCAGAAACTTGCAGTAGAAGAAGAATCGAAAGTAGCAGCAGAAACAATTGCTAAAGCAAAAGAGATTGTAGAAAATCCTCCTGTCAAAATTGAGACAGTTATAGAAACAATTGTAGAAACTGTGCACGTCACAGATCCAAAATTGGTTGAAGAATTAGATCTTCTTAGAGCAGCAAATGAAAAACTTGTGCGCGAAAATGAAGCAGCAGCAAAAGCAAAAGAAGAGCAAATTCTAAAGGTGCGCAAACAGGCAACTGATCAAAAAAGTAGTCAGTTGAATATGGTCGAGGCAAGAAAACCCTCGTTGGTGAGTAAAATTAAGAGTTTCTTGAAGCGGAGAAGAATAAAATCTGCTACCAACTCTTTACACACAAACTACGAGTTCGCAATTATACAGCAGGCATCCGTTGCAGTTCCAAAAATGTTAGATGACATGGAAAAGATGCACGAAAATTTAGTTATACTCGAGGAACTATTGGTCAAATATAAAGAACGCCAGAAGATTACTGAAAATGAGAAGCGTCCTCGCCACTAATATCTTCAATCATTGAACGCCAAATTTCAAGATGCGGTACAACATATCCTAAAGTCAGTCTCTTAGCAGAGTTGCCGCAGCAGTGGTATACAATTTTATTTGGATCGCTGCGATCACCAAAGTGTCCAACCTTACATGACCATCCCTTTGGATCAATCATAGTAACAATTTCTTTTGTTACTGGATCTAAATAGCGGAAGTATCCACCATTTTCTTCTGAGTTATATGTGATAAGAATATTATATCCTGATGCATTCCAGTTGGTATGCCAACCCATAAACCCATCTTCAGGATAGTAAGTAAATACAGCATTGTTTCTTGCGCCAAGATAACTCATCAACTCAGCATTTGTTGCCTGCTGCCTTCTTCCATATTCAGAAGGAAACCATGTTTGACCATGTGCTTGTGACATGTCAGTGCACCATGCAACATCAGGAAATCCTACATGCTTTTCGCCCTTACCGACAATATGATTTAAATATTGTTCGTCAGTAGCAGTGTCCACATTCAATCCGCCTCGACGCTTTTCCTGCAAGTCTTGTGGACCGAGAACAAGATGTTGATCGTTTTGCTCAAAGAACCATTGGGTAAATGGGTCTAGAATATCACTTAGTTCTTTAGAAACTGAATTTGTAAATTGTAGCATGTGTGTCCTGTTTAATTCAATAAAGCATGTGGAATTGTATAGTGATAAATTACTATTGGTTGACCCTGTAATTCTTCTTCTTTGTAACCCGAAACAAAGTTCCATCTGGCATCAGGGTCTGGGAATCTACCTGTTTTGACGCCGAAGTCAAAATGATTTAGCAACCTCCACATTGTAAATGTGTCCCACTGCAGAGCAGATTCAGGATAATGCTTGCGATCCCATCCTGGTTTATTCTGTTCCCAATACTCATCATACCAAGCACGCATTAGTTTTAGAGTGTGTTCATTATTTCGATAGATAAACAACCCACAATGCTCAGTCATTTCTTCAGTTTCTGAGAGTTTAGTTAATGCTGCATTGTATGGTCGATTGGCAGTAAACAACACATCTACATCATCAGGAATCTGATCAAAGATCTTAGTTATGTCTTCATGTTCAACTTCCATATCACAATCCATGTATACGGTCAAGTCATACGGTGTCTGATCAAGCGCCCAAAGTTTTGCTCGCTTGTCTCTTGGAACATTCTCAGTGATGATTGTATCGAAGATTTCATAATCATCTGGTTGGACCCATTCCTCGTGTGTGAAGAATGTTATTTTTGCATCAGGATAAAAGTCGCGCAGAGATATAGCAGAATTCCTTGCTGCTCTGTAGTAACCTTTTCTTACTGTTGCGACATAAAGGAAACCATTATTCTGCATCAACTGTTTCTCTTACGATAGAAGTATTTGCTTCCTCTTGCTGGAGAAGAATAACAGTGTAAGCAGTGACTTCCATGATGTTTTTTGCTTTACGAATCTTAGACTTCAACTCACGATTCTTTGAGGACTTGATTAGATCGATCTCAAATGCATCCAGTTTAGCAGCGAACAGTTGCTCTTGCTGCATGCGAGTTTTGTCAACCTTCTGGCGTTCAATGTTATGTTTGATATGTTGGTTGCGATCATCAAACCGCTTTTTAGTATTCGC